CCTGCGTAAGCTTTAATCCAATCTCCTGGTTCAATAATAATTTTATTTCCCGTCATAAATTCTAAAGAAGATTTATTAGGAACATTTCCAGAAGTTATTAATGATGTTGTAGTCGAACCTCCTTTTATAAGATTAACTGTTACATCTACGGAGTTAGCTGTTTTATTTGATGCCAAAATACCTAATATGACTCCGTAAGTATTATTAGGAACACCATTTGAATTTGCTGATCCAGTTATAATCGTAGTTGGTGAGCCAGAGTTATTTGAAATACTTGCTTGGCAAACCGATTGAAAACGAGCCATTTATTTTTAAAACCTTAGCACTAATGCTTTAATTATAAGTTCACTTAACCAAGAGCTATTGCAAAGACAATTGCACTATCTTCTGCAAAAGTTTGAGTTGCAACTATATCTCCACTCATTTTGATTGTTGTACCAGTAATTAATGTTGAGCCTGTGATATTAGTTGCTGTTAAATTTGTAAATTGACCAGTAGTACCTGTGACTGTTACACCAGAAACTTTGGTGGTACCTACAACTGTAGCTCCTGTAATTAAAGGAGAAAGAACTGATGTGCTACCAGTAATTATTAAACCGCTAATTTTTGCACCTTTACCTTCTATCTCTCCAGTAACTGTTAATTTATCTGAAATAATTAAATCATCAGAAACATTTAAATCATCTGCATTAACTGTAGCAAAATTAGCAGTAGTTCCTGTTACGGTTGTACCTGTAATATTAGTTGCTGTGATATTAGTAATAGTACCTGTTGTTGAATTTAATGTAGTTGCATAAAGTGCTCTCCATTTTTTAGTACTACTACCTAAATCTCGATTATTTGCTGTTGCATCAGGAAGAATTGCTGAATCAACACCAGCAGTTACTGTGACTGTATCAGTATCAGCATTACCAATATCTGTATTACCTTCTAATGTAGTAGCACCTTTAATAAGTAAATCACCACTAACAGTTACATCATCTGCAACTATAAAATCATCATCAACTGTAAAATCTTGAGCAGTTACATTTGTAAATTGTGCAGTATCACCTGTAATCGTTGCTCCTGATATTTTAGTAGTAAATACACCAGTTGCACCAGTTACTGTAACGACTTTTGCTAAAGTACCTGTAATTGTTGCTCCAGATAATAAAGTTGTAGCAATAACATTAATACCTGTTGCATTTGTAAATTTACCTGTATTACCACTAACAACTAATCCTGAAACTAAAGTGGTACCTACAACTGTAGCTCCCGTAATCAATGGAGCACTAACAGATGTACTACCAGTAACTACAGTTCCTGATAATTTTGTAGTAGCTTGAATAGTACCACCAGTTAAAACTGTATATTGACCAGCATCACCAGTAACGATTGCACCTGAAACTTTTGTATTACCTTGAATAATTGTTCCAGTAATATTTGTAACTGTGGCATTTGTACCATGAATTGCTGTTCCTGTTAAGGAAGTAAACATTCCAGTTATACCAGTTAAAGTTGTATATCTTCCAGCATCTCCTGTAATAATCGCTCCAGAAAGAATTTGAGTATAAGTACCAGAAATACCTGTTACAGCACCGAATCTTCCAAAACCTCCAGATACAACTGCTCCACTTACAATCGTTGCTCCTGTAATATTTGTGGCAGTTAAATTTGTAAATTGACCATCAGTACCTGTAACTGTAGTTCCTGAAACTTTAGTAGTACCAACAATTGTTGCACCTGTTATTAAAGGTGAAAGAATTTTTGTACTACCAGTTATTATTGCTCCTGATATTGTTCCACTAGTTCTTATATCTTCTATATTTGCAGTACCCGAAACAACTAAACCTGTTTGTACAGTTAAGTTTCCAACTTCAAGTGAAGGAGTATCTAGTTCAGCAAAAACACCAGTAGTTGCTTTAATAGTAATACCAGTGATAGTTGTACCACTAATAGTTCCACCAGTAATTGAAGTAAATTGAGCTGAAGTACCAGTTGTTGTAACTCCTGTTAATTGAGTAAAAGTACCAGTACTTGCAGTAACTGTTGTACCTGAGACATTGACACCACTAACTAATTGTCCTGTAATATTTGTTCCTCTAATTGCATTACCTGTAATAGTTGCTGCACTAAGATCACCTGTTATTGTTGCATTATTTTGTACAATTACACCACTTAAAGTTGTAGAATCTGTAACTGTTAAACCAGAAGTAGTTGTAAGATCTTCAACAGTTAAATTATCTTGTATTGTTACACTTCCACTAACGGTACCTCCAGTTCTTGGTAGATAGTAAACACTTAAATATGCTTTTGTACCTGATATTGTAAGTTTTTTATTTCTAATTGCTGGGTCAACTTCTGCAACATGGACTACCGTTAATAGATCATCTTCATCTAACTGAAGTCCAGCTTGTTCTTGAAGCTCACTAATCCTTCGGTTTGCCACTTCTTATCTACGTAAAAGCCTTATATTAATTATAGATTGCTAATCTTACGCTAATGATTTACTTTAATTTCTATCTTAGGTAATACATTAGAAGCAAAATTCCAAACAAATTGTGTACCATAAACAAGACCACATGAAATAATAAATACAGCAATAACTTCAGCTATAGTCAAATTTCTTCTAACATAAACAATTTTGGATGGTTGTTGAATTTGTCTTTGAGCTACAACTTGTTCCATGGCTTGTTGTCTAGCCATCATTTTCATTTGTTCTAATTGATCTGGAGTAATTTGATTTTGACTCGGATCTTGATTAGGAGGTAGTTGTGAATCCATTTAAGCAAAACATTCGTAGTTACACTAGCATCTAATAAAAGGAATTGCTTATTATGAAGTATGGAATCCGTAAAGGTTTAGAAGATATTGCATGGGAATTAAAAGGGATAAAAAATATTTTATCTACTTTATGGCATAGTAGGTATGAAAATGGAGAAACAGATCTTTTAGATCCAGATGCTTTTGCTGATGAATATATTTCAACAGAAGAATGTGCTAAAAGATTAAATGTTTCTGATCAAACTTTAAGAAATTGGATGGCAATAGGCCGTAAAACTCCTGATAAAGGATGGATAGAAGGAATTCATTATGTTAATGCTTCTCCTAATCCGACAAAAAAAGCAATTATTAGAATCCCGTGGAATCACTTAATACAGTCCTTTGCAAAGAATCGCAAAATGGAAAATCAAGATTACAGAAAAAAAGCTTCTCCAATGTACAAAACAACAAGTATTGGAAAACTGGAATAATGGCTCATCGTTTTAAAGATATAAATATTTCTGAAATCACTTTATCTAATTATAAAGATTTACTTCCTGAATCTTTAACAAAACAAGTAGAAATATTTTTACCTCCCAATGGATCTTTTGATAAACGTTGTTTGCAACGTTATTTAGAAAATGTAAAAAATTATGAGGAAGAAGATGCTAATTCAAATATGACTTTAGCTAATCGTTTAAGACTAGCTTTTAAAGATATGACTCCTGATACAATTTGTGGAAAATTTCCTCAAGCTGAATTACCTTTAAAACGAAGACTTAGATGTGTAGCTGAATATCTGATACGTTCTGGAGAATTCGATAAAGTAAGAGATGAACAAGGAAAACTCGTTAAAAAACGAGGAGT